CAACCATAAGACAATATCCACGCTCCAGACCGTAAACACCACCACTAGTACCACAGTCAAGATATTGGATCCCCAATTTAGCCAACCGTTCCGCCCTGCGTCTACTGTCTTTAAAATTGGAATTGCCATGATCAATAATAATATCACCTTCACCACAACTGAGTAGAAGTTCATTGATCGTGTCCTCGACGTTTTCTGCTGGTACAACCATCATGAATACACCAGGACCCTTCGACTTCACTTCATTACATAAAAGTTTGATCGATGTGGTGACACCGGAGACATAACCTTTCTCAAATGCTTCTTCCGCTTTGGCATAGTTTCTGCGGTAACCCCAGACCTCAATGCCTTCCTTCATCATACGACGAGACATACCCTCGCCCATGCGACCCAGACCAATAAGACCTACTTTCATGTTGGAAACTCCCAATGTGTTACTCTGTCTAAAATGTGATAAGGACCCCAACTACCAGGATGGTAGACATAAGGAGTTGTTCTGATAGGACACTTGTGTCCGGTACATAGAAGATCGTCAACAATCCTCCACGACTCTAGGACTTCCTCGGCATGGACAAAGTGTGATTGATCTTTGTCAATGGCATCCTTGAGGAGTTTTACATATCCACCACCGGCAGAATTAGATTCATATGTGTGAGAAAGTGTTGCTTTCTGTACACGATCAGATATGCCAGGTTGTTTGATGTCAATAGACATCGCTAGATAAGGACTTGGTTGTATTCTAAACCGAATCTTATCAGGACTATCATGCCCTTCGAACATCTGAAGGGGTGGTTGTCTTAATTTTACCACGACCTCAGTACATCTGACTGGTAATTTTTTACCAGTGAGGAAGTAGAAAGGAACACCACGCCAACGCCAGTTGTTGACCTCTAGTTGACCACAAGCAAACGTTGCGGTACCAGATCCATCAGTGACATCCTCGTGGGATCTGTAGTCAGCATACTGACCAAGAACACAACGGTCGGTGAGACTGGTAGCAGCAAGAACTTTTACTTTCTCACGGCGGATTTCCTTGGCATCAGCACGACAAGGTGGTTCCATGGCGATTAGTGCCAGGATCTGCATGATGTGGTTCTGTACCATGTCACGGACAGCACCAGCAGTCTCGTAATACTGTGCTCTACCTTCACATCCAAGGGTCTCAGAAGCGAAGATCTGAACCTCTTCTATGTAATTCCGGTTCCATAGGGGTTCCAGAAGTGAATTACTAAAGCGAGTGGCAAGAATGTTATTAACAGTATCTTTACCAAGATAATGGTCAATGCGATATACTTGTTTTTCGCGTAGATGTTCAGCCACCACTCGCTGTAGAGTATCAGCAGAACGAAGATCGGTCCCAAAAGGCTTCTCAATAACCACTCTGGATCTTTCTGCGTCATCTAGCATTCCTGTAGATTTTAGATTAACGATGGCATCACCATATCTTTCTGGCGGAACTGACAGAAAGTAAGTTGTGTCGTCGTTTTGAGTGTTTAATCTTTTTAGAGTCTCTGGGTTAGACAGATCACAACTAACGTAGTCAAGTCTATGGGTAAAGTCCTCAGGGTATTCCCCAAGATGCTGTAACCAACTTTCTCTGCCATGATTAGTTCTCGATGCTCCGATAATTTCGAATGTGTCAGACAGGAGATCCTGTTTATGGAGTTCGTGTAATGCTGGTATAAGCTTTCGCTTACATAAATCTCCGGTTGCCCCGAAGATTACAAGTTTTTCTGTCATATCTTATCGATAGCAATCCTTAGTTCGTTAGCATGAGCAATCTCGTCGTTTAAAACTTCCAAGATTTCCTCATCCTCGGGGTGATGTGCCATGTATTTGGCGTAAGTTTCTGCTGCGTGTAGTTCTACCTCCCAAGACAGATGGTAAGCAAGGCGAGGAGCCACCCAGTAATAAACCACATTGACCCAATAATAGACAAGTACGAGATGTCTGGCAAGAGCGCGATCAACCCAACGAGTATTACCGCCCCTGCTTTCCATAAGTTCCAAATGTTCTGTTTCATTGACGCTCTGTTCGAAATGTTGCTTCATTAAGTACAGATGGTCGGGTCCACGTAGACCCATTGACTCCCGGAAATGGAGGACACTTAGGAACGCAAAATATGGTGCCCGAGCAATCTCCTCAAGCACCCAGAATCTTTGAATGTCTTTGCCTTTGTATAAGAAGTCAATGATACCAACTGTCAAATTGAGTGTTAGTTCATTGAATTTTTTCATAAACCGTCTCCTATAAAGACATCTGGTTCTTCGTCATCATCGTAGGAATCATCTAGGATGCCATCGTACATGCGAAGTTGTTTGATTCTTTCTCGAAGAGATTTTAGTAACTCTCTTTGACAATCATCACTCGACATGTACCGTACCGATCATGCCCGCACCTTTGTGTGGTCCACACCAGTAAGTATAGTCACCTGGTTCAGGAAAAGCAACATCAAACTCTTCCCCAGGCATCATTGCTAGGGGTTCGTGACTTAACTCGGCGTGATCCTCCACGATAACGTTGTGTGGAGGGAGCATATTATTGATGAAATGAACTGACTCTCCAGCAGAAATGGTGACCTCGGATGGTTCGAAGACTAGGTTCCCACCAGAACCCATCTGAACGTCTACCGCCCAGGCTGGAAGTGCCAAGAACAATGAAGCGAACAGGGTAATCAACAGCTTCATGTTTCTTCTTTTCTAACTACCCTATCTAGGAGAGAAGGATTCTCTTTAGTGTACCTCTCAAGCAGTTTTGTGTGACTATGACAACATTGTGACCAATTGCGACGAAGATTCTTCTCTAATGCCGCAGCATGTCTGGATTCATGGCGAACTTTCCATGCCTCATACCAGACATACCACAGTTTTTTACAATCTTCAGATTTCTGGTTCGCAGCCTTCAATAGATCTTGCGAGGTCTCCTCCGACTTCACTACCTTTATCTGCTGCAAAGAGTGTGACGAATCCCCCGACTACGGGACCGACTATTGGAATACCAGTGAACCATGGTGCTGCTGCCGCTCCGAGACTAGCGCCTACAAGTCTTCCTTGGGATGCTCCTCCACCTTCCGCCTTGATACACTCTACGGTCTCGGCACTTAACTTTTTTTCTTCTCCACCTCCGGCGGTCACGCCGCGTTCGATCATGGTTCGTACATCGCTTCTACCACCGATCCCGAAGAATCCATTACGAATTTGTGCGTCCTTCGTTGTTATCATGGTCTTAGGATCGTTGGATGAGTATGTAATTTCATACCCATCCCTACCAGCTCTTACACTATATGATGTATACTCACCGACTGGTAGGTCTATACTAGGTAACTGACCGTTCTTAACGAGCAGTCCGATTGTTCCAATATGTGCCACACCCACTAATGTCCCTAGACTAAGTGCGAACCATTTCATTGTTTTAGATTGTAGGTTTTACAGGAGGCTCCCCTTCATCAGTTTTGATAACAAGAGGTGCTTGTTCGATACGGATGGTTTGAGCAGGAGCAGTTCTTGATGCTGCCTCAATAAGACGTTCCATGTCTGCTTTAGTAATAGAAGCAGCAGGACCTCCTCCATTGGCACCACCTTTCTTCGCTGTCTGGACCCCAAACGAAGCTAAAACCCCAGTAAACACGGAGGCTATGAAAGTTGGATCGAGCTTTTGTTCAGGAATACCTAGAGCAGGTGGTAGTTTGATATACGCTAGGGTTAGGATACCACCGCTCCATACTAGAATACCGAGACGAACAAATGTGCTAAGAATAGCAAACTGTTCTTCTCGGTCATCTACACCTTCTTTAAGTTTTTTAAAAAATCCCTTCTTTTCGTCAGGTTTCTTATCCATGCCCTAGCATACAAGCTAAGGCTATTTAGAGATGTAACCTTCGTCCTCAAGGAACTGACGGGTCAAGGGTGTGGGTTCGTAGATCTCCCACATGGCACCAGTAGCACAAGCAGCAAGAGCCTCCTGTGTCATACCAGCGGTCTTGCCTGCCCAAGTTGCTTCTGCCTCCCAGGGAACAGCAGACTCTGGATAGGTTCTCTCTACGATCTCACGCCACAATCCTGGCACCTCATCTTCAGGTTTAATGATGGCAATAAGACTATTCTTGATAGTGCCTGCCATACAATCCTGGGCAGCGTGCCAACCTTCATGACGGGTAACACTCATCAGTACACCAGGACGATGCATGAACGCTCTATTGAGATAGAAGTGGTTGCTCACAGTGTGGTAAACACCGCGATGTCCGATAGGAAAGTACTTACTATCTGCTAGATGAACTTGTACACCGATCTGCTCAAAGGCAAGCATGATCTGATCAAACTCATCAGCAATAAAATCCCAATCACTATCGGGATAAGCAGCACGAAGATCGCCTGAGGAATAGATTCTATCTACACCATCGGTACACTCCTTAAGGAGCATACATCCCATTGCATGGTTTGTGTAGTGGTCTTCTGGATCAATACTGGGCAGTGCGAAACCACCCACCCCGTCAAAAGGGGCAGGAATAGCACCTCCGGTTGTCTTAGGTAGTGAACCACCCATCAATCCGGGCAGGGCATCAGTGACACCATCAGTGGCAGCTTCTACAATCTGCTGTTTGATGTTCTCTTTGATGGCATCTTGGTTTACATAAACGTATCCGGCGGTGCCTGTGACGGCAGCACCCATACCAAAACCTAAGACTGCCAATACATTAATCAGTTTCTGCATTTGACAAAGCGTAAGAACGCTCAAGTGTGAATTTGAGATACTCTTGGAAATACTCCTCGATATTCTCTGTTGTTTTGTTGCCTTGACTTACCCAATCGTGACAGAACTCGTAGACGATTCTACAATGATCATTTAAATGATGGGACAGTGCCTTAAAGACTGCTGCTCTGAGGAGCATACGATCCTCTGAGTAACGCCAATCATCCATGTCTTTGGGATCTAATAAAGTTTTCCGCGTCCAGGACAACCAGGGGTTTCTTTCCATTTTTCTTCATAATGAGAATTGGTTCGTAGTCCCCAGAGTTAGCACATGCCTGGTCATAAGCGTCCCAGACATTGAGCTTCTCCTGGTTCTTACATTCTACCGAAAAAGGGAACTTTTGTCTAGCGTCTCGTGCCATGATGAGGTCTTCACCACCGGCACCCATGGACCTAGACTCGATATCTTCGGGGTGGACGTTCCTGTGTTCAATAAGTTTATCACGAACCCATTGCTGTAAACGCCTACCCTTAGCTTTGGCAGACTATGGACGCATAAAAAA